CCAAGAACTCTGTCTAGGCGACGACAGATGTATGGGATGTCGTACAGTTGAATATTCCATCCAGTAACAACTTCTGGAGTGTTTTCTTCAACCATCCACCAGTTAATAAAATCATTCAGCAGATCATACTCATTATTAAATTGCTTATAATAATGATTACCTTGCTTTAGTTCGAATGGACCTTGACCCCAAGTAATGATTTCCTTCGTATTGTAATCTTGAAGGGTAATCAATAGAACTTCTTCAGCAGCAGATTCTACATCTGGGAATCCGTTCTCAGATTTGACCTCAATATCAATAGTTACAAGTTTGATCTTGCTCATGTCAAACTTGATTTCTTCTTCAGAATACTTATCAGAAATATACTGATAGATATACCTATCGTTCCCGTAGATCTTAAAGTTCTCTACACCGTCATACTTTTTGATAAATTCTCTACAGTCTCTTACAGTCCCAGGTCGAATTGCCTCAACACATTCTCCCTGAAGAGTCTTGTACCTAGTTTCTTTTTTAGAGGGCACAAAAAGAGTCGGAGAAAACTTTTCTCGGATCATGAAATGTTGTCCATTTTCATAACCCCTAACGAGAAAATGATCTCCGACCATTTGAACGTTGGTATAAAATCGCATTACGAAATCAAGTTAAAGAAGTCAATTTGAGATACTGGTCGATAATTTCTTGTGTCGGTTCGACCACTGTTAGGATGTCTTCTGAGCGCAATCTCAATTCATCTTGACCAGAAACCTCTGGCCAAGGAACCAAGTTGCCATCAACATATTCATACGGTTTAATGATCTTGCAGTCGGGTTCTCCCAATTCTACTTCAAGTTCAACAACTTCGCAAATAACGACGTTATCAACCTTCAGCAGGAGTGCTTTGATCGTCTTGTTCGGTGAAGGCATTTAATCGATCCTCATACATTTGTTTAACAGATTCAAGTGGTTCTACAACCGTTACTACCCAATCGGGTTTGATGGGAACTGCTTTATCTGATGTCAAAAGAATCCATGGAGACATTGTAATCTCAACAGTAGAATCTTTTGAATCAAACTGGGGTTCTTCGGTAAGAAGAATACTTTTTTGTGTAGAAATAGTGAACGGATTATTCAGAAGATAACCAACGATTTTACCTTCTTCTTCTCCGTAAAGAAGTTCTTTAGCATCGGAGATAACGGTCTCTCCAGACTTCAATAGAATTAATTTTACAGACATTGTTCCTGGGTTTCCTCTCAGCATTATAGCAATAAAAAAGGGAGGCGTCAACTGGATTTTGCCAGTTACCTCCCGTGGCATTGCGCCGACGATATTCAGGATTATTTATAGGTAATCCTTACGTTTATGATGGTCTGGAACAATCTTTGCGAGATCGATTGTTAGTAACCCATCTTCAAAAGTAACTGATCTAACTTCCGTTTCGTCACTGAGGGTCCATGATCGTGTGAAACTTCTCTGAGCCATTCCTCTATGTAAATAATCTCGATCGGACTCAGTGTCTGCCTTTTGTCCTTCGACAAAAAGCTTTCCGTCTTGGGTGTAGACATTGATTTCTTCCTTTTTAAATCCTGCGAGTGCTAACTCAAGCAGAGACTCAACATTGCTGACTTGAATTAGGTTGTATGGCGGATAGTTACTTGTCGTCTCATGTAAGGTGCCCAGACGATCGAAGTAATCTTCCATTCCAATACTGTACCTATTTATACGGTCTAGCAGGGAAGAAAGGTCGGCAGCGCGATATTTCGTAATATTTACCATTATGGTAGCTCCTTTAAAAGCGAGTTTGTGTTGTATGGACCCGTTCGGCATCCACTACTAATTATACAAGAAGGCATAAAAAAGCGGGTGTTGAAACCCGCTCATTTTCATTCGGTTTCTTCTACTCGCTTCTTCTTAGAACCAATATTGTACTTGGTTTCTAGAATCCAATCTTGTTTGTCTTTGTAAGCAAGAACTTTGATTTGATTCAAAGGAGCAATATCCTGAATCTTAGTAACGTCTACAATGCCAATAAGACCCCAATCAGCAAGCAATTGAGCAATGCGGTTACGGCGTTGGACATCGTTGACGGTGAGATTTGCGTGTTTGCCATCTAACGCAAATAGTTCTTTAAAGTGTACCAGATAGTATCTACCTTGCTTGTGTAGGATATGGCAAGATTGATAAATCTTCTTTTCTTTTCTTGAAGCGACTCCAATACGAGTCAAAGTTTCGCGCACTTTCAAAAAGTCATCGGGTTCATTTAGAACCACTTCTACCATTTGGTCGGGCGTCCACTTCACTTCAGGTTCTCTAACGACGCTCATTTGATCCTCCAGTCTCAAATTTTGATTTAATGAATGCTATTTGTTCTTTTGTTAGAATCCTCAAAGCTTGTTTTGCCTTTTCATTACTATAACCATAGTAACGTTTAACATAATCAAGGTCTTTGATCTTATCTTGTCGGAGCCAGGGAGAAAATCTCTTCTTTTTCCTGAGACTATTTAGAAAAAAATCATATTGCATTTTCTTAGGCAGAAAATGGTACTGATTCATTTCATTAGCAAACATAATTGCGTCTAGATGACCAGAGAAGCATCTGTTGACGACATAAGGAGGATATTCCTTCTCAAGAGAAGAATCTTCATCAATCAGATTCTTCTTGGTCTGATTGATCGAGTTTAACCAATCCTTCAATTCCATAATTAAACAGTAATAATTCTTTTCGCTTTTGTTGATTTCTCATATATTCCCCAACCGACCTCATCGTATAAGTAAGGTCAAATTCAGAGGCATTCCATTTAGGATCAGTAAACCTATCCCTAACAAGTTGATTGGCATTGTAACTTACCAACTGAGGCAGGTTACAAGCAGAACAGTCAGCAGCAAACTTATCATGATCGAATCCTTTATGCATCTCCCCCTTCTTACCATAGAGGTTATCCTTAATGTCATAAGGAGGATCAAGATATACAAAAGCATTACCTTGCTGATTAAGAACATAATCATAAGAGTAATTGGTAATGCGCCACTTCGAAATGATTTCCTGATACCCAGGAAGTTTCTCAATTCCCTTCAAAGAAAAGTTACTTACTGATGCCATCTTAGAGAAAGAAGAACTTTCAGTAAGACCGCTAAAGGAGCATTTGTTTACAATATAAAATGCACATGCCCGATCAAAGGGAGATGCATCGCTATCATTCAAAACTTGCTTAGATTCAAGAAAGAGTTGGCGTGCCCTGTCTTCAGTATTATGGTAAGTTTTCAGATGCGTCAAAGTATCTTTCATGTCAATTCCAAACATCTGGAGCTGCTGCCAGAAGTTGACTAGAGGTTCATACAAATCATTGACCCAAATCTTTAGATTGGGACACCTCTTTGTTACATGAATAGCAACGCTACCTCCGCCAAGGAAAGGTTCTCGGAACTCCTCATAATCCCTCAGATCGGGAAAGAAAGAATCCATCTTGACACATGCACGAGACTTGCCGCCAGGGTAGCGTAAAGGAGTTTTATAACTTTTCAGACTGCTCATAATCTTTAGGATGATACTTCAAAAATTCCCAGAAAGTCATCTTCATTTCTTTCTGAGTCATACCACAATGTTTTGCAGCGGCAGGTAAAGTCATTTTAGCACGAAATAGTGCCCAGTTTGCTTCATCAACAAGTTCTGGTGTAGTCTTTACTTTAGGATCAACTAGTTTAGATTTATCGATATTCAGTAGACCCATTCTCCACCTCCATTAACTCTGCAAGTGTATAAAAGAATTTGTTGACGCTTCCTGCCATCATACGATATCCAGTGCCAACATAAATTTGACCCAGCACTACCGAGGCAGTAGCAACACCCCAAAAAATGTAATAGAACCTAGACTTAACCTGTGCTCTGAGTTTTTCTTTTTTCATTGTCACACAATTAGTTTTTTCTTATCTGGTGTAATCAGTTTACTACCATAAAGGTCATTATACTTTTTCTTGACTGAAGAATCAACTTCAGCAATGTATACAATGTGACTACGGACCATCGTAATTTCAGGATTATCTTGGTCAATCACAGTTGCCCATGGAGCAAATCCATAGGAGTTACCACTAGGAAGAACAACCAAACCATTCTGTACGGTAATAGTCTCTTCAGTTTCGGAAAGAAGTTCTGCGATGACTTCTTCCCCAGTAACAATACGAAGTAGTTTTACATTAATCATTTGAATTCACACTCCACCATAATTTCGGTTAGACAAGCAAGCATATTTATCTCTTGATCCGCTACGAATGCTGATTGGTACTGATACTTAGCAAGAACAAGAACAGCAGCAGGAATACTACCAGGAACCAAGGATTCATAACAAGCGTCGTAAATACGACGAAGAAGTACAGTAGTATCATTGTCCAAATTACTAACGATCCACTTTCGTACCTCA